GGCCCATTTGGTTACCAAGTCCTGCCTGCCAGTGTCATCTATCTTGCACCAACAGCAGATATGCAACTCTTGCCTGCCGGTTAAAGCCTGGAACTCAGACTTACTGGCAACCGAAACATATTGGCTGCTACTGGAAGTCAGGTCCAGACCAAGGTCGACAACGCTAGATGCGCTCCCCGGAGTATTGACAGCAGTGCCGGGAGACTGACCCACAGAATCCAATCTGGACCCAGCGGTTTCGGAAAGTTTCCAGTAGCCAACCAATCCATGGTGGAGGGTCGGGTTGAAAACTCTTAAGCGATGGGATCTGGATCGACGGCTCAAGAGTCTCTCCGATACCAGAATGTAACCTTAAGGAACTCGTCATCCCCCCCCGAATCGTTGATTGCGGTGGAACCCGCAGCCGTTCGCATTACCACATATAGCTTCGTTACGACATGAAATGGCACGGCGATTTGACGGTAGCAAAATCCTCCGACGATATCGGAAACCCAGTCCGCACTCGAAAAGGGGACTACCGCCACCAGGGTATTATGCTCGGCAGCCTCAGCGGCCAAGACAGTATCCCCAGCGCTCGTGTTCGGATCTTCGTCAAAAATGTAGAGATCGAAGGCGGGCTTCTGTGGATCACCGCCGCCTGACTCTCCACTCACCATTCCTATAGACAGTATTTCACCACTTACTCCATTGCCATTGGCCCTGGGGTCCATCGTGAAATCTACAGTATTGGAGTACTCACTTGCCGCTACTTCAGCATCGTTGATTCCGATAATCTCAGTTGGGCCTACCTGATGTATTGGCCCAGAAAAGCCCATAACCATGATTTATGTTTCTCCAGTTTTTCCAGGGGGACAGGAGTGCGCCCCGCCGACACGGCACAGGGCGCACCACCCGCCCACAAAGATACTGTTATGCAGATGCTGTCCAGTCGATTGCCAGAGACTTCTGATTAGCAGCATTTACGACATGAACGCCATGATCGATCACATAGAACGTCGCGCCCGTGATCGCTTCAGTGACATTGGATGCGTCATCCTGTAGCACCATCTGAACATTCGGGCCGATAACGCCAGTCGTTCCGGTAATCGTGTCCAAGATGCAGAGATCCTCGGCACCCTCAGTCCAGATGAAACAGTCATGGATGTTGCACCGCAGCGATAGCGTCGTGCGAAACTGGATCGCACCAAGGATGAAATCGCCGTAGAAGTAGCAGTCATGGATGTGCAGGTCATCAGCCGAATCTGAAGCGATTGCAGTGTTCGGGCCTGCGGCACCAGAGAGATTGAACTTGCAGCCACGGACAGTTACACGATCCGACCCGGCGGTGATCATGAGAACGTCGGTCGCCTGACCGGTACTGTCGCGGTATTCACACTCTTCCAGAATGCAATCGTCCGCGCTTATCTCGATAATTCCCGTTGTCGCATCGATACTACCGATGAATAGAATGTTCTTGACGACGGTTGATGCAGCCGCGAGCTTGAAGTCGCCAGCCACAGCCGTTGCCTTGAATGTCGGCCTACTGGCACCATGGCCCAGTCCGATGATCGTCAGACCCGCCACGTCGATATCCACCGCAGAGTCAGCGGCGAGGTTTTCTGTGTGCCCAGGAAGGACGTAGATTACATCCCCGTTGTTGGCCGTAGCCTGGGCGATGGAATAGTCCAGGGTGGCAAATGCCTGATCGGGGGCAGTTCCGCTGTTCGTATCAGCGCCGCTACCTGAGTCAACGTAAAAACGATTCCCGACACCATCGATGTAATCGAGGATGTCTGCGATTTCCTTGCCAACCCTAGTGTTAGCCAAGCCGAACTTGAGATTTCGCTTACTGTAACCTGAGAGTGCCATGAATATAGTTCCTGTGCTGTTGACCTCCGGGAGTGCCCTTCCCTCGGGTTGCCTGTCGGCCTATGAGGCAGCGACCTACTTCTTAGCCCCGTGATCTTCTATGACTTGTTGCGTAAGATCCTTTCGAGGAACTTTCGCTAAATCCGGGTTCTGTTGTATCCTCTTCTTAACAATGTTCTCTGCCAGATCGGCAGCCAGACGAGTAGGTTTTGGCGGTTCGGGATCTCTCCCCTTCACATTGACAGCCCCTTCGCAGGGCAAACCGCGATCTTCACACACTTTTTTAATGTGGCCTCTGCCACCAGTAGGAGGGACGAATGCTTCTGGATCTCCAGGGAATCTAGCTAAATTCTGCATGTACATGTCATTTGGGTTCGGGTTGTAGCCATGTACCCTGGCGTTGTAAACAATCTCTTCTATATACCTTGGTTCGTACTGCTGATCTAATCTACCAACCGAAGCAAATAACTCCCTGTCTGACATAGCCTTGGGTGCCTTTTGGGTGGCACACATGGCAGCCATGGCATGGCTTTGGCCGCTATGACGCATCTTAACATATAGTGCCAACGGAGTTACGTCGAATTGATATTCTACTGGATAGTGTGGTATCCTGCAACATTCTAGGGCAGTGAGGTCTGTCTCCCATGCCACCTCGGGGAACTCTGATATCACCTCTTCTGCCGAGGGAGGGATCATAAGCAGATCCGAGTCTTCCCTCCATGATGAATTCTCTTTGAGAAACTCTTTTACTTGGCCAACTCGCTGCTCCATTATTTATGCTTCTCGTACTTTTTAATCGTTTTTAGACTCGGACACGCTTCCTTCGCTTTCTTCCTGAACTTCGGGGACTTGCAAGCCTTGAAGAACTTTCTCTGCTTTGAACTTTTGAACGGCATTATTTATTATCTCCTGTATCACCTTTGGTAGTCCTGGGTCCACGGGGAGATTCCTTATCCTTGCGACTTGATTGAATGCGTGCCACTTTCTCCTTGATGTCCGCCATGTCTTCTGCCGACTCCAATTGTATTTCTGCCTGCTCGGCCATCGTCTCAGACTTAATTTCTGCCAGCTCGGCCATCGTCTCAGATTTAATTCTCGACTGTTCGGCTATCGTTTCGGACTTAATTCTCGACTGCTCTTCCAGGGCTGTTTCCTTGGCAGACGCCATGCTGCTGACCTGCGAGAGCTTCAGGTCATGCTCCTCTTGTTTTTGCTGCAAACTCAGCTGGTGCATCTCCTGATCCTGAGTCAGAGATTGCTGATGAGTCTCTTCCACCTGATTCATCTTGACCTGATTAGTCTGTGCCTGGAACTGGAGTGCAGCCTGCTTATCTGCCATCTCGGGGCCAGCTCCCTGTAGATCGGCCTGCTTAACTTGGGCGTCTGCCTGGGCTTTCTGCGCCTCGGCCTGAAGTTTCTGCGCCTCGGCCTGCTGCTTGGCCATCTCTAGCTGCACTTGCTGCTGCTGCATTTCCATCTGCTGCTGCTGCATCTGCTGCTCTTCCGGCGTAGGCTCTGGCATCGGCGGATGCCGTGGCCCAAGCTGGAAACCAGTTACGTCCTGATCTATAGACTTGCCCCACATATTTATAAGCTGATTGAGCGGATTGGTGTCAGTTGTAATGTCGGCATGCTTGGAAAGCTCGGGGAATAGTACCGGCATAACCGATTGCATATTCTGAGCTTCTCGCTGTTTGTTCGGTTTCCTCGCACTGCCCGCCTCGACGGTGGCTCTCATTTCCCGCACTACCAACTCGGGATCGGTCGATACTATGTGGGTATCCCACAACTGCGCACCGACAGGGCCGACCAGCTCTTGGATATCTTTCCCTTCCAAGTACCAGCGAGCTACGAACTTCTCCATGTCCGCCGCCTCGGTCATCCACGACTCCACCTTGGAAGCCATGTAGTCTGGCCGAACGGAGATGGCCTGCTGCTTGGCCTCTGCATCCGTGGCAGTACGGGACTGAGTGCGTGATACGCCATAGAGCAATTCACTCAGGCCGGTCCTCAGCTCAAAATTGTGTGTCATCCTGTCCAGGATATGCCATGACTCCTGGTTAACTTCCGGCTGCTTGAGAAACTGAACAGCTTCTCCCAGCGTCTTGGTGATGCCCGGCGGGATCTTGATCACGGCCATGTCCTCGCCGTTCTTCAAGGTACTCTCAACATACTGAGCTACGTTCTGTAGAGTAACGATGAAGTCTCGGGAGTTGCTGTAGACTCGGCCAGCTAGGTGGGACATGAACAAGTTGATATAAGTCAACTCGCCCAGGCCGGGTGCCATGGGCGGTATCGGGTAGGCACTATTGGGATCTCGATAGAAATCCAATACGGCGCAGGGCCACTTGTCATCCTTCCAGAAAGGAACTGGCCACCGGAACATCTGTTCAATCTCCATATCCGAGGCACTGCGCACGTTGTCACTCGTGGCATTGAGCGGATAAGGAATGTCAGAAGATATGGCAAGGTAGGCGAAGTCGCCCACTGTCTTGTCGAATTCATCCCCCAGGACGGTATTCACGCCAGAGATCCTGCTGCCGATCCCCATCTTGGAGTAGATTTCCCAGTAGACAAGCATATCGTTCGATTTGCCCTGGGCGCGATGGAGATTTACAAATGTCTCGCCTTGAGATGCACCGTAATGGTTGCGTGATTCACTATTGCCTTTCCCGCTTAGAGACCCCTCCTTCAGACGGAACTTGCGCTCCACTTTCCAGACTGGCTCGGTGCGCTTGTGGGCTATCCACCATGCGCTAGACAGGCTCTTAGCATCGGGGTCAATAAACAGGTTGTCCTGTGTATCCCAGAAAGATCCCGTGAGAGTCCTCTGAGACCCAGGCATCGAATAGGGTCTGGGCCACAGTACGCCACGCCCCTTAACCAATCCCTCTGTAATGGCAGTTTCGGCATGTTGGGCAAGACCGCCATCCGGTTGCTCATCCGGCATATAATTCAAGACAAGAGACATTAGCTGGTTGCGGATGTTTTCCTGGGAGGAGACAGCCATCTGCTGCTGCATCATGCCCTGGAACATCTCTTGGACTTTCGGATCGTTCGGATCTCCGAACATGTCGGGAGATAGCTCCAGCTGGGGGCGAGCCTTAATTATCCTCACCGGGTTGCGCCAGTAGAGGACCGGGCCGAAAATGGCCACCAACTCAAAAGCCTTTTGGATTGTTATCCTGAAGCGGGGCTTGATATTCCCCCCCATGTAGCGTCCCACGTACTTGGACTGCCACATGAAATCTATGGCACCAGAGTAGAACTCCCGGCATTGCTGAGACACGGCATCAAACCCGCTGCGGGCCTGCTGGGCTTGAGCAATCTGACCGAGCCAGCCGGTGACAATGGGGCGCAGGAATTCATAGCGGACGGGCACGGATGTGTCGCCAACCATCCCTGGCCCTTCAAGACTCTCCCTGGGCTGGACAACTGACGGATAATCTAAAGCCATAAGTCTTAAGCCTTCTGACTATTTAAGTTGCTACAAGTTTATTATGCTTTCGCAGGAGTGCATTGACCTTTTGGTAGCTCCAATGCTGGCCCATTTTCTCCGCGATTTCTACCGATGTCATACTGTCATCGTCACGCATCTGGATAACTCTCTCCTCGTCCGTAACAAAGCTCTGTTCCGCTTCCATCTCGCGATCCTTTGTGGCCTGCTCCATTCGCCTTGCTATTTGCCTGCGACCCTCGTCTGTATTTCGCTGGCGATCCCTGCCGCTCTGGATGTAATCCCATCCGCCATAAGTAATCGCTATATCGTTCTTCTCCTTGTATAGCTGGCAATCAACATAGTGGACGTGGGGCTTGGGGATAATGGTCTGCGAGTTCTTTGGCATAAGTCCCAGGTAGTAGAGGACTACATCACCCACATGCAAACTACTCATAATTGAAGCAACTCCTGATCCTCGAAGGATTCTCTAGAGGGTCCAGCATAGACGGAATTATCCTTCTTTTCCTGGCCCTTTGACCAAGTATCCTTGAAGTACAAATACCAAGCACTCGGTTTCCTCTGAGAAGGCTGAGGAATCCAATATGAAAGATTTGCACAACTAGCATACCGCAAACAATCACACAGAGGGTCGATCTGCCGGGTAGCGGGCTTATCTATGGAGATGCCAGAGCTTCCTACCTGTTTTTGGTAGCGGAGCATCTGATCTTCAAAGTCACTGCACTGCTGAGTGTAGCGCAGCTTGGGCCTACCACCTTGACCAACCATGAGCCAGTGCCGCACAAGCTGACACCCGCCCTCCAGG